CGGCTCCGGCTCCGGCTACGGCGACGGCTCCGGCGACGGCGACGGCTACGGCTCCGGCTCCGGCGACGGCTCCGGCTCCGGCTCCGGCTCCGGCTCCGGCTCCGGCTACGGCGACGGCTCCGGCGACGGCGACGGCGACGGCGACGGCTACGGCGACGGCGACGGCGACGGCGACGGCTACGGCGACGGCGACGGCTACGGCGACGGCGACGGCGACGGCGACGGCGACGGCGACGGCGACGGCTAGCAATGTCTCAAAACCGGCCCGCTGCGCGCGGGTCAATACCAACCAACAGGAGCAATGCAATGGACCGATACGCAGCACTGCGCTTTGCACTCGCGGCAGGGCCGACAGATGGACCGTGGCAATCAACTGACAACAGTTGGGAAACGAGTTCTGTCGACGCGAGCGACACGACGGTTGCTCGATGTGAGATTGACGGCAGAGTCGACGAGGACACGCAGGAAAAGTACGAACGGATCAAGAGTGTCGACGCTCGCTATATTGCGGCGGCCGACCCGGCGACGATTGCCGAACTGCTGAGAGAGTTGGATGAGATTAAGACTCTCGTCGCTCGTCTCAAACAAGAGGCGCAGATACACTCACAAGAGGCCCGCACGGCCAACGCAACGATTGCCGAGATATATCAGGCAATCAGCGGATCGACTGGCGAGCCTGGCAACTGGAATGGGGCAGAGCCGGTGCGCAAGCTGGTTGCCGAGCGGGATGCGCTGCGAGCCTTCGCGCAAGACATGATGAGTCGATGGCCAGAGTGCGGTATCGATGGGGATGAATTGGAGCGAGCGGCAATCAAACATGAGCTAGTGAGGATGCGTCAGTGCACAACGCCATGCAGACCGGAGTGCAGTTGCACGGACTACTACGAACAGGATGAGTTTGCCGCCGGCATTGACTGCTACCGGAGAACGAAACTACTGACGGGGAAAGCCGATGAGTGACTTCAGGGAATTGCGCGAGGCGCTGGCGGATCTATCCAAATTCCGATCACCGATTCGTGATGATTACGCTGCCTTGCTTTGCGTGATTGACCGCTTAGGCCGCGCGGCCGACGAGCATACGCTACGCGCCCTGCTTGCCGACCTCGACGCGGCACGGGCGGAGATTGCGAGGTTGACAACACTGCGTCCGATGAGCGAGCTGACATTCGCAGACGGGAATGTCCTGTTCCATCCAACGGCGGACGCGGACGACGCCCGTCCGACAGCAGAGGTCCACGACGTGTCGTTCCTGACGTGTCGCGAGCGCAGTGAATGGTTCAGGGGATGGACGCCGATCTTGGAGGCAACGCCATGAAGAAACCAACGAAGTGCTTAGGCGGATTCCCAGGGCCATGCAGCAACAAACCCGGCACGCCGTGGACGCCGTACTGGTGCCATGAGTGCGACAAGAAGCGCATGGACGGCATCAGCAACAACCTGAAATCAATGCTGAGTGAACTTAAGCAGGAGGCAAAGCCATGAGCCCGATTCCAATCTCAGCGGCCAAGTTGATCGCTACAACCTACGACTACGATCAAGTGGTGATCATCGCCCGCAAGATCGACGGAGGCGAGCACTGCACGACTTACGGTGTCGACAAGGCTAATTGCGACGTTGCCGCTCGCATCGGCGACTTCCTGAAGTTCAAGGTGATGAACTGGGCGAAAGATAACGCCGTGGGGGGGGGAAAGGTCATGACCCCAGCCGACACTCTTCGCGCCGCGCGGGCGCTGATCGCAGAACTACCCTGGTGGACTCAGCGCACATCCGCCCGCAAGGTAGATGGAACAGTGACCGGGACGAAGAACAAGATGGCGTACTCGCGATGCTCGCTCGGCGCGATCAATGCTGTTACGGACTCCGTTCGCGACGCCAACGAAGCATGCGGGCCGCTCGCTTTGGCTGCGCAAGTGGAAGGCGCCTGCTTGACCGAATGGAACGACGCACCTGAGCGCACCCACGCGGAAGTCCTGGCCGCGTTCGATCGGGCGATTGAGATTGCGGAGAAGCAATGAGCAAACACACATGCCACTGGCCCGGATGCAATCGAGTCGTGCCGCCGTCGATGTGGGGCTGCAAGTCACATTGGTTCTCGCTTCCGAAGTCGTTGCGAGATCGCATATGGGCGACTTACGTTCCGGGACAAGAAATCACGAAGCGGCCATCGCAGGCGTACCTTGACGCGGCGATGGATGTGCAACGATGGATTGCGGAGAAGAGCGAGTGAACTGGACAGAAGCCGTACAAGCAATGCAAAACGGCGCTCACGTGCGTCGCAAATCAAAGACGCCGCGACAACTTGTTTCAACCGATGGCGAATCAGTGCCGGTCTATTTTTGCGGTGCTGAAGCCTGCTATCTGATGCATGCGTGGACCGATAAAGGGATCGGCGTCCAAGTGTTTATGGGTAGTGGGTCAAAGCAACCGTTCATCCCGGAATCAGATGATGTTGTCGCGAATGACTGGACTGAAGTTGACGGGGGAACAATGCTGCTAGAAGGGGATAGGCCATGACCGAGCCAACAACGCAGGAACTGATTGACTGGCTGGACGAATACGCGCGAAAGCAAGCAGTATTCGCCGGAGACGAACTCGGCGAAGATCCGCTGGTCGCCAGCAGAATCAAGATGCTTCGCGCCATCGCCGAGCGCCTGCTAGCGATGCAGTGGCGCAAGGTGAGTGAAGCGCCGAAGGATGGCTCCGCCGTATTGGTTCAGTGGGCCAGCGGGCATGTCAGCCAGTGCGAATACAAGTTTGGCCAGTGGTGCTACACATCCATTGGTCCGATGAACCCGTATGACATCGACATCCGAGGATGGATGCCACTGCCACGACTTCCTCATCCACCGGAGGGCGAATAATGCTGCGTAGAGTATCGGTACACGAGTCGTTCTCGCTGACATCTCATCCGATCGAGGTGACGTTCTGGCTCGATAGACCGGTGGAGATTCGGTTGGAGAAAGGGATGTCGCGCAGTCAAGTCCTGGAAATGGCGCGACTGCTCATGAAGATGCTTGAGACAGAGCAGCCACCGGAGGGCGAGCGATGAAATCACACGTCCAGTTGCCAGACGGCGAGATTGTGTTTATCCCGCATCGCGAATGCATGGAGGCCAGCGGATCCTGCTTTATGGAGGGCCGCTGCCAGTCGAATTGCAGAGCAAGGGAAAGAGCGAATCGCGGCAAAGATGCAATCAGCACGATGTACACCGTTACTTTACTGCTTGGCCTGGATCGCGGCGCGGCCGGGCACCAAATTGTCAGCGCATTGCGCGCGCTGAAGGAAAAGGCTAAACGTGCAGAGGGCGGGCGATGACGCAATACGACGTCTCAACACTCGACGGTATCGCCGCAATCCCGCAAGACAGGCTGACTGCGTTCCTCGCCGAACTGCCGACTATGCTCTCCCTCGTGCGCAACCGCGAATCGTTCATGCGGCCTGTCGAGCATCAGGCGGTGATCTGGATTGACGACGGGAAGGATGATGTAGCGTTCGAGTTTGCTTGAGGCATCAGGCAAAGCGACGGCGGTAGTGCGACAAAACTACTGGGTGGAACTACAATAGAACGAAGCACCGACCCGCGCTAACGGATCGATGCCTCTAACCACCTACCTGACTATGAAGGAGTCACGGCATATGGCTGACCAACATTCTAAACGCGCCCCTGGCGGGCAAGTCATTAATATCTCTGGCGAACGATTCGGCATGTTGACGGCAGTTTCGTTTGTTGGGACGTTTGATGGAAACGCAAAATGGACATTTATCTGCGATTGCGGGGCTACCGTCACAGGGCTTGCCTATGTCCTAAAGAGGAAAGAGAATGCCTCGTGCGGCTGCGCTCCAACCATTAAATCAAACCACATTCACGGACTTTCCGAAACGGCTGAGCACAAAGCCTATTGCTCAGCTATGTCTAGGTGCAGGAACAGCCGGGCAATCAAGTACAAGTGGTATGGCGGAAGGGGCATTGAGTTCCGATATAACGACTTCGTTCAGTTTTTTGAAGATGTCGGCTTAAAGCCAACGACACGACATAGCCTTGACAGGATTGATGTCGACGGCCACTACGAGCCAGGCAACGTTAAGTGGTCGACGCAGAAAGAGCAGATGAGAAACGTTCGAACTAATCGATTGATAGCCACGCCGCTTGGCGACATGCTTATGACTGATGCCGCCCACGCTTTTTCTTTGGCAAAAACAACGCTTTCAAATCGAATCAACCGTTTGGGATGGTGCTCAATATGCGCATGCACTTTGAAGCCGCGAGGGCGGTCATGCCCTCACGTCAGAACTCCGCCGAAGCCCCCGCGTTACAAACGCCCGCCGAAGCGTCAAGGAAGGGAGATAGATCCTGAAGCTGTTATAGATGCAAGCGTTGCATCAAGCGGGAACGGCCAAGATGGCATGCGTTCGTAATCACCGGAGGCGCTCCCCGTCCACCTGTAAACTTCCCCTGCCGCGTTCTTCTGCCATAGCAGGCCGTCAGGCCCCTGCCGCGCCTCGACGACATTCCGAGTCTTGGCGTTCTCCGGCGTCAATACGCCATCAAAAAGGATCTGCCCGGTCGGACTGAGAGTGACCAACTTTCCGCGCCATCTGAACGACCCTGGCGGATCGACTGGGGCAGGCACAGGAACGGGCACAGGAACGGGCGTTGGCGAGGGCGTAGAGCCCTCCGCCTTGCACTCCGCGATAGCCTGCTCGATCGACTCTTCGAGCGCCGTCATGCGATCAGCAAGCGCATTCTCCCGCGCCATCATCTCGCCGAACCTCGTCGACAGCGCAACGTACAGCCCGCGCTGATCGGCCAGCTGCGTCGTGAGGCTGCGGATCTCGTCATCGATCGCGACTTTGACGGCGGCGTCAACATACAGCTGAATCTCTTCCTGAATGCTGCTCATTGCATCTCGCCTGCTGAACAAGTGACAATCGGCGGCTTCAGCGGCACGTCAGCGGCCGAACCGGGAATCGGGTATTCCGGACACGTGTACGACCAGATTGGCACAGGCCTCGGGAACAGCTCCGACAGATCGAGAAACAGTTTCCGCGCCTCGTCCATCGACAGCACGATTTCTTTGCCGCCGATCTCTACTGTGATTTTCTTGATGCTCATTTACTCGACCCTCACGATCACGCACGCCGATTCAGTCGGCGCAGCCAGTATTCGGAACTTCCGTCTCTTGCCGTCAATGTACGAATGCCGCATCGCCTGCTTCTCAAGCGTTTTGCGCAGACGAATGCACTCGTCATCGTCGCCGCGCAACGGGACGACGCGCAGATCAAACAGATCGATAGCGGAGTAGTCAATTGGGGGCGGCTTCATCGGCTCACCTCCCTGCCGCTCCGGACGATTTCGAGGCACCTGAGAAACCGTCCGTTTGTCTGGTCGGCTCGCCCAAGTAGCGCTCCAGTATCTTCAAATATTCCGCTCGGAAATACCCCAGTGGATATGCTTCCCCGAGATTCTCTTTCGGCGGCTTCGGGCAGGCTTTCTCGACGTACTGGATTTTGACGACAGGCTCGGGCCGCAGCATTGCGCAGCCGCTTGCTGTAATCAGCAGCGCCAAGCTCAGCCAGAGCGTTGTAGGACGCGACCAGCGCCTCCGTCTCTTCGATCCTGCGTCTTTGCTCATCCTCGATCGCCTTCGCTGCCTGCGCGGCTTCCTGCTGCCTCCTGATAGCCTCTGCGCTCGCTACCGAGTTCGCCGCTTCCAGCACCGCTATCCGCTGATCGCGGGCCGCCAATTCCGGGCGCATGCTTTCGCGGCCCTTCTCGTAGAGAAAACGGCCAGCCATAGTGCCAGCAGCACCGACCCCCAACGCAAGAAACAGCCAGAGCGCCAGACGGATGGTTGCTAGTGGCATAGATCATGGCTCAGTTGCATGCCCCTCGACCCCATCGAGCCGTGATGAATTCAGGCTCGAACCGCAAGAGAATTTTGCGCACATAGTCAAAAGTCTGCTCGTAGTTCGCTTGACTCTTGCCGGGGTTCACGAACTCCACTGACCCGAACCAGAAGCGCGGATCAGCAACCATAGACTGTCCGCGCTTCGTTCGCTGTTCTGATTGATTGTAGCTAGCCATTGCCATCGCCCATCGCTCACAGGTATCGAAGGCATCGGCATGCGTTAGCAGCAAGTCTCTGACCAGCCTTGCCTGCGCCATAATTGACCAGGCTGGATCGCGCCGATTCACCGGCCGAAGTTCCGGGTACATGCGCCCCATCGCGATCGATGTGCCCTCGGTGAATTGAGCCAGTCCGATCGCCCCGGCATACGACACCGCCTGAGAATCGCAGTTGCTCTCGGCTCTCAGTTGCGCGCCCAGCGTCGCCGCAGGAGCGTTGCGCCCGAAGATCTGAGCCGCCGTAGCGATGACATAGAACTGGTACTGATCGCAGGCACGCGGGATCGCCGGCCAAGCCCATGCAGGCAAGGCCAGCGCAGCGATCAAGACAACCGAACGAATGACGCCCATGACAGCATCGAGACGAGGATGTACGCGGCCATCAACTTGCGCTTCTCGAACCACATCACCGACCACGGCTCAAGCTTGACTTTCGGTTCACTGCGCTCGCAAAAGAACCAGTACAACCAGTACCCAAACAGGCCGCCGAGCGACAGGTGGTTGTAGCGCAGCATGATGTCGGCAGCACGGTTCAGGAACTCAAGGCTGCTCGCAGACGCTTGAGGTGCGCTGACGATGCCCATCGCCGCGATGGTAGTGAGCACGGCCATCGTGATCATCGGGCGTTCGTTGATCCACGCGAAGAACTTCTTCATCGCCGCCAAGCATCCCAGAACGCGATCAGCACCATCCGCCAGAGCAGGATGTAGATCGTGATCCCGCTCATGCCGAAGGCCCGCAATTGAGATCGAAATATGCGTACTGCCTTGCGTCAGAGCTAAAGATAAAGACCTTGCCATCCCGGCACGTTGCCTTCAAATCGTCGGGGATGTCGACCGCGCATGACTCGTTTGCCCGCGCACTGCCCGCCAACCACACGGCAACGCCAAGCACTGCAAGCGCGGCTGCGCCATAGACGGCCCATCGGATTGGGCGCGTCCGCCAGCCCCCGCCCTTGCTCTTGTCGATCTCGTTCGCGACGCTGCGCTTGCCCGCTTCAATCTCGGCGTCCAGTTTGATCCGCAAGTCATCGCGCTCAGCCTTCAGCCTGCTGATCGTCGCGGTGTACATCGCTGACGCCTCGCGCTTCCCCTGCTCAATCGCCGCATCCATTGCTGCTTTCGTGATCTGTGCCATCGATTACCTCACAAAACAGTGAACTCAACCACCTCAACAACCTCGATCGGCCAATAGATCTGCGCAGGGTTGCACACGTACTGGCTCTTGCTGACGTATGACGCTTTGCCTCGCGCCGCGTTCTCCGGCACTTTGTACACCCGCGTTGCCTGGTACCGCCGCCGGCGATCACCGTTGTCGGTAGGCTTGGCCGCTGCGTCGAACGGCAGCATGTAGATCAGGCCGTCCGAATAGATCACCCACCGGGACGTTGCCCGCGAGCAGCTGCGCGTGATGTCGGCCTTGATGTCCAGCGGGATGCGCAGATACCCGCCTTGCTCGACGGTGAGATTGCTCTCGGCAGGCTCGATGACGTACGGGTCTGAGCGATTGAGATTGCCAAACCCATAGAACGCGACGACGAAAGCAAGCATCGCAAACGATGTAATGTTCATCACGCGCAAGGCTCGCTCCGACAACATGTCTAGCCAGCCGAGCCGCCGAACCAGCCAGCTTTCCACAACGCAAACAACAGACTCAGGAACCCGGCCCCGCTGAAGACGAATCCAGCGATCTTGAAGAACGTCTTCATCAGCCATTTGTGATGCTCCCGCTCAAGCATCCATTCTCTGAACTCGGCAAGTTCTCGACGCGACAGTGGCTTGTGGTCTTCGTCTTCTGCCTCATGGCTTTCTTCCCGGTTCATGTATCGTTACCACGGCACAGCCGACAAGATTTGCAAACGTTAAATCTTCGCCCGCGTGGACTGCGGCAATCGGATGCGTGGGCGAGGGTTGCATCTATGGCTGGCTCCGGGCGGTCATGCGCGCTGGGGCAAAGCACGGT